ATGGCGGCACGGAGTATCGGGGCGATTACATAGAATAGCTTTACCAACTCCATTCATTTCACTCATCCAAACATTGGCGGTATCGGACGGTACGGCAACCCTGCCGTACCCGTCCATCGTGATTGTTGTCCGTTTCATACTCTGTGCGTTTATATGGTGAAACGTCCGTTTACCTTGCTCTCGAAAGCGGATATGTCGTTTTCAAGTTTCTTGTTCGTCACCTTCGCGTAAATTTGCGTTGTGGTGATATTGGTATGCCCCAAAATCTTGCTCACGCTTTCTATCGGCATACCGTAATTGAGAGCCAAGACAGCGAAGGAGTGGCGGCTCAGGTGGAATGAAATCGGCTTTTCTATCCCGCATTTCTTCACCACGGCCTTGATGCGCTTGTTCACCATGTCAAGCGAGCCGATATTGAAAAGCCGCTTGTCTCTTCTGAACGGCTCGTAACGCCTGATTATCTGCATAGGAATGTCCATCAGCTTGATTTGGAACGGTACGCCCGTCTTTTGGCGTTTCGACACAATCCATGGTGTGCCATTCATTTCAACAATGTTGTCGGTGGTCAGGTTCTTGATGTCCGTGAACGAGATGCCAGTCCAACACCCGAACAGGAACAAATCCCTTGCCAACGCAAAGTTGGGATTGTCCAGCTTGATTGCGCCCAATGCTTGGATTTCATCCTCTGTCAGAAAGCCACGCTCCTTGTGGTCGGGGTCAACATGGTACATCGCAAACGGGTTTCTCGGTATCTTGCCGTTGTAGTGCGCCGTGGTGACGATGTGTTTCAACGGTATGGAGTATATCCACACGGATGACTGCGCCAGCCCGACCTCGTTTCGCAGGTACAGGCAGTAGTCACGGATGAAATCCTCCGTCAGTTCGTTCATCGCCATGTCCGTCCGCTTGTAGTGCCTTGTTATGAACTCTGCCACGTATTTGCGGACGGTCAGGTACTTTTGGTACGTGCGCTTGGAGCGGTCTTTGCCCACCCGCTTGGCAAACGCCTCGTTCTCCTTGTCAAAGGCACGCAGCAATGTTTCATACTCCGTGCCGATGCCCTGATAGGCGTTGCGTACCATTTCTGCCGTTACAAACGCCTCACGGTCAGAAAGCCGCTGGTAGTGCTTCGTTATCTGCGCCTTGATGTTGTCCAGCGCATAGTTCACCGCCACCGCCTCTCGGCTCTTGCCTTTCGCCCTGTTGCCTTTGGCATCCCACAAATCCTTGGAGATACGCTGTTTGCAACTGAACTGCGCGATAGTCCCGTTGATTGTAACCCGTCCCATGATGGGGACAATTCCGTTCTTTTCCTTGCTTCCGTTTACATAGAAGACTGTCTTGAAAGTGCTCCGCATAATCATTCTTTTTGTTTGGTGCAAAATTAGTTTATGGGAGTTGTAAGGACAGAATGTAAACCTACGCAGAACGCAGAAATAGAGCCTGTTAGCGTTAAATGTGCAATTGGTGTCGGGTAATGGTTTGGAAGTGCATCTGCTGCTGCAATCTGCCTAAATCTGTTTTCCCGACCTTATGCCGTTCTGTGCCACTTAAAGCCAAACTCTCTGACCGTCAGTGAGAATACTCAAATTCGCTTTATTCCGCGTTTTATCCTATTATTTTCTAAAGAAATCATTTTGTTGTATCGCTCAAAATTATATCTTGCCCCTAAACTCTTTTTTCCGTCAGATTAATAGGTTTTTACGGTATGATTAAGTACTTTTGTACTGAATACTAAGACAGACTCCGCCAACAGACTGTACAGTCCGTTACAGTAGACCGTACAGTCCATTACCGCAGACTATACAATCCATTGCAGCAGATTATAAAAGCCCATAGGAAGAAAGCCCTTAGCCTTCAGGAAGAAATGACTTAATTCTCTTATCAAAAAGCATTAACATGACAGCAAAGTATGATTTCAAAACGTCACCCGACATACAGGGGGACAAGGAGCAGGCTACTCTGTATCCGCAACTTGTAG